TGTATCAGCAGTGTGAGTAAGTGTTACCTCTTGGTCATCACCAAAGTTAATGACAGCGCCATCTGCTAAAAATAAATCACTAAACTCTAATGATGTTGTACCTAAAGCTGCACCGTCTGAAGCGTCAGGTACAAATGCAGTCGTAGCTACAATAGTAGGACCAGTAACTGTACCAGTAAAAGTAGGAGAAGCTATGTTTGATTTAGTCGCTACTGCGGTAGCAATATTACTAAATTCTGCATCAATCTCTGCTCCTTTAACAATTTTATTGGCATTACCTGAAGCCAATGAATCTTTTGCAGCAAAGTTAGTGGTCTTTGTATAATCCGTCATATTAATCTACCTATCAAAGCTTCAGTATTTAGTTCCTGTATGGACATACCGTTTGCGTTAATTGTTGCGTCTAAGCCTATTGTTACAACTGATCCTGTTCCTGTTGGCTTCACTTTCAAAGTGTCTACTCCAATATTTGAACTATATTCTGAAGTGCTAACATTGTATTCTGCTATTCCGTACTCAGCAATATTAGTAGCATCCACCGTTAATGCTTGTTTTCTATATCCTTCAGTGTAATCATAACCCCAGTTTAAAACTACTTGGTTTTCAGAGCCTCCAATAATTTTAAAAGATATTTCCTTTAGAATTTTTAACTTAGCAGCGTCACCAAATGACATTGGATTAGTGTAGTACCTCATTAAATAAGTACTAGTATCGTCCAAAAAGTTATGATATTTATTTACACCTACTTTGTTTCCTAAATACAAAGTTCCGTCACTAGCTCTAGTAGCTGATAATAGTTTAGTTCCTGGCCAAGTTGTTGCTCTGTGCGAACCGTCTTCTAAAGGTGTTCTCATGTCAAAACAATAAACAGTGGAGTTAGAAGGAAAAAAGATTAAGTAAAAAGCTTCTTCAGGACTATAAGCTGACTTAATGTTGCCAGTTTCTACGTTAGCTAAAGTCATTAAATCGTCTCTAACATTCTTAGAAATGTCTCTCATAGGAGCAGACTTTTCTTGTATAGTCCTTCCTAAACTTCTAACACCTGTAGAAGAAAGAAAAATTAAGTCTGTACCTATGTCCTGTACTGAATCTCTAGCAATGCAGCCTACGTTAGTTATAGTGTCTTCCAAAGCCATGCTGGAAGGTGCACTAGCTCCACTGTATATAAGTATTGATCTTTTACCAAATATAACTAAACGATTGTTATATGCTGCTAATGCAGTTATTTCGTCAAAACCGTTAGGCCAAACAGTTCTTACGTTTAATGATCCGGAGGAACCTGAGTTCCAATCCGTACCGTCCAAAGAATCTGAAAACTGTAATGTATTTTTATCTCCAGTAAAGTCTGCAACCCACAATCTTCCAAAGGCTGCTAATGCTTCATGTGCTTGTGGAGGTGTTCCTGACGCTCCGCTATGAACGGACATCTTTTCAAGAGTACCACCGTCCTGATAAATTAAAGGTTCATGCGCTCTCTGGAAAAAATACATGTGGTCATTAAAATTAACCATCTTCCAGTTGTTAGCTGATATAGTGTAGCTGCCGGGGCTTTCGTCAGTTAACGTGGAAGTACCGCTGAATATTTTATTATTGGCTGCGGAATATATTTTAACAGCTCCGTCCAAAGCAACAAACTCACCTAAAGATTCTACACCGTCACTACTGCCTAAAGCAGTTGCGTCACTAGTAAGTTTATTAATTCCTTTTCTTGAACCTATTCTACCGTAGTTGTCTACTACTGCATTTTCAGCTACGGAAGCAAATGCAGGATCTATGTTTACCGGAGAATCCTGAGTATTTAAACCCTTAAATCCCGGTGCACCAATATGTATATTTTGTAACTGTTGTGCCATTATGCAGGTCTAAATATAAATTCTTCTGGGTGTTGATAAGCGTCGTGAGCTATTGCGTCTGATAAATATTTGTTTGCTATTGCAAAGTATTCCGCTGAAGTAGTACCGCCAGTTTCTCCACGCTCTCTAGCTAACAATGCAATAGTTTGATGAACTATAGGTAAATAAGGTATGGTTACTTCGTCCGTGTTACTTAACAATTCCGCTGGTCTAATAACTAAACTAAATCTAAGTGAATAAGTTGCGTCTGGAGTAGGATACAATTTAATCTTAACGTCACCATTAGAATCAATACCATTAAACGTATAAGTATCAGGTGCACCGCTAGGAGCGTCAGTATTAAAGTAAGCGTTGTCCATCCACACAGGAGTTTGGTAAGTTAAAAACAAATTCTGTGTGTCGTTTATAGCACTTATTATTTTAGGATCTTCCTTGCTGCCTGTTATAGAATATTCGCTAGTCCCTGAAGAAGTTGTTACTGTTACTGCACTTCTTAATGCAGACCAATCATGTGAATTTTGTACTTCTTTTTTAGCGTCGTTAACAAAGTCTCCTACCATTTTAGAATAAGTAGTGTCAGTAATGTTTGTTATTTCGTCCTCACGCATTCTTCTAAGAACGTGGTTAACTATTGTTAAATATGTTGTACTCATTAAAAATACTCGCTAAAAAGACTTTTTGTTATTGACTTTGGCTTTTGATACATTTTTGCTGCTTCTACGGGAGCTACTGGATTTACTATGCTTAAAGGCTTAAACTTATCTAATTCTAGTTTTGCTCCGCCTCCTCCTAAACTTCCAAACATTCCTTCTAGCCCAAGACCATCTCCATCTCCTGAACCATCACCTGAACCATCTCCAGATCCATCTCCTTCACCTTTTCCTTCACCGTCTGTTTCTCCTCCTTCTTCACCACCAGTATTTTTATCGTCCGTTCCAGGTTGATTACTGTCTGTAGATTCTCCAGTTTCATCGGTGTTTTTTTCGTCTCCCCAAGTAACAGGAAAAGATAAAACAGTTTCTTTATCTGCTTCAGAATAAGTTTCGCCCCCCAAAATAGGATTACCTAATTCATCAGTGCTTTCTTGATCTGAAGTTAAAATAACAACTTTACTTATTCTTTCTTCATACTCTTCGTCAGTTTCTCCTTCTCTTTTAGGCCACTTAATGTTTGGATTTAAAATAACTGCAATTCTTCCGTCTTCATGCCTTTTTAAAATTTTCCAAAAACTATCGTCATATCCTGTTTCTCCTGAAGTACTTCCCCCTGTTCCTCCTGAAGTACTTGAATCTTCTTCTTCTTCTGTTACTTCTTCTTCTTCTACAGGCTGAGTTACAGTAGGTTCTTCTATGTCAAGTTCTATTTCAACTTCAGGTTCATCTTGATCTACAGTACTGTCTACTTCTATAGGATCTAATTCAGGAGCTTCTAATTCAGTTTCAGGAGGTTTTTCTTTTGCAGCAGCTTGTGTACTTCTCCATTTATAATAATTGGAAAGAAACTGCGATATTCGACGTTGATTGGGTCTTCCATCATAAAAATAACTAGTAAGAATATTTTCTTTATTAATACTGTCTGGGTCAGCCCCCATATCTATCATAGCGCGTACAATTTGTTTTCCTACAGGAGGCAACTCTTCTAGCCACGTTATTTGATTTGATGTGTCTACAGTGTCGTCTGGGGGTTTTTTATCGGGAAAAGGATTTGTTATTGGGTCTTTTGCATCATCGTTAGTAGAGTCGTCGTCAGTAGAGTCGTCTACTAAATCTTTAGTAGTATCATCATCTACTATATCTACTACTTCATCTTTATTATCATCTTGTTCCGTTGTTGGGCTTTGGCCTGTAATGTTGGGAACTTGACCTATTTGATTGTAGGCTTCGTCTTCAGTTATTTCACCTTTTTTTAAAGCAGTATATATTGGACCTACTAAACCCCATTGTTCTTGAGTATAAAGTTGTCCTGTAGTTTTATCTATATAATGGCCTTTTGTTGGGTTTCCGTTTATGTCAGGAATATAAACAAAAGGAATATCTTTTTCTACTTCTGGCTCAACAACATTTTCAATGTGTTTTTGAATTTGAGCGGGAGTAGCTCCCATTTGTTGAACAATATAATCAGCATAAGCACCTATAGGAACTGGATTCCAAGCTTTTCCTCCAGGTCTATGAGAACTAAATTTTCCTATAAATTCAGTAAGCCATTCTAAAAAAGACATTATTTTTTACCCCAAGAAGACATGCTTTTTATACCAAAACTAGCAGCTATGGCTCCTCCTAAGAATGCTTTGTAGTAGTCGGGCATCGTGGCAAGGACTGCAAAGCCTTCCTGTACGTAAGGAACCATACTAGGAATAAAAGCTCCTATGAGTGGTAAACTTAAAACTAAAGCAAACCACTCGTCCTTCCAAGAGTTTTTTGAGGCTTCCGCTTGGGTAGTTTCCCAATCAGCGTCTGCTTGTATACGCCTCATTTTGGAATCATGCACAGCCTGTTTCTCAGCGGCTCTATTGTTAAGAAAAGTACCCGCTAAGTTTGTAATTGGCCCTAGTAATGATTGCCACATGCCTAATTACGCCATTAAGTTAATATTTGAATTTTGAGAAGTATAATTTTTTAATTGAACTCTTCCGTCTGCAAATTCATAATAAATAGTTCTAAAAACTGTCTGGAGTCTATGTTCTTCACCAAGTTTTTTATCGTGACGAACGACTTCCACTTTATTGTGTTTAGCCCAAGTGCTAGTAGGTGTTGATGCTGAAACTGAATCTATCATATAAAAACGGGACTACTAGCGTTATTACTAGTAGCCCCTATTTCTATTAACCCGCAGGTACGACTAAAGTCAAACCTGAAGCTGGTCTGAGTACCGCTACACCGTATAGGGTGTCAGAGGTAAACAGGTTAGCCAACCATTCCTGCTTGTACTGAGTCTGTGATCTAACACCGACTTGTTCCGCAAGAACCAGGGCATCTCTATGGAACAACAAAGCTCCCTTAGCGTCCACTGAACTGGCTGAGTTATCGCCAGCAGCTTCAACAGTAGGACAGTTAGTACTAACGTAAACGTCAATACCGTAAAGCTGTCCAATCTTGCCGTTAACAACCGTAGAGTTATTAACAAAGTCAGAACTAACGTATCGTGAGATACCCATGATAGTGTTTCTCAACACTGGAGGAACAACAAATGATCTGTTGTCCATAGGTACGTCTTGATCGTCTAGCTTCTGGATAATGCCACGGAAAGCGTCGTCTTCAAATACGTCCGCAGAAACTACAGTGTCATCGTCATAAGCAGTAAGACCGCTTGAGGAATCGTTAAAGAAAGTACCACCATTGTTTAGATATGTAGTACTTGTAGTACCGGAAGTACCAAGACCAGTAGCCAAGCTGTGTAGATCAGAATCTACCTGAGTAGCTAGAGCATAACCAGCGTCTTCCGTGTAGAATTGACGCAGAGAGGACAGAGCCTGTACGTCAGTAATGTCTTCAATAAGACGGGAATATTCATAATGCTTGTTAATTGAAACCTGGACTTCAGATTCAGTTGCATTTTGAACTGTTACTGCGGTGTTCTCTGCTTTCGCGTGAGCGTCACCACGGACAGGCTTAGGCACGTGAATTGTGTCACCTTTTTTGCCTGACATAGACATTTTTTTAACCAGATTAGCCAGAACAAGGTTCTTCTGATATGCAGCGATAATCTCATCACTCCATATCTCTGGTATAAAGGTTGCTGCGCTGGTGTTGTCTACAAAACCACCAGTTGCAGGATATGTTGAATCAGTCATTTTTAGTACCTCCTAAGTACTATTATCTGACCCTCTTTTCTTCATACGCCTTTAGAATTTCTTCCGACAAAGACGCATAACGATCAGGGTCGTTTTTCATAAGTCTAATAATGTCTTGTCGTCTATAGATTTTCTTTGGAGAAGTTTCAGAAGAACCTCTGGCAGAGCCTGTACTAGCACTTTTAACCGCCTGTTTTCTGTCTTGCTTCTCTGCTACAGCAGTCTGAGTAACCGCTTCCTGACGTTCTTTAAACAAAGTAAAAAGTTCATCAGCAGCTTCATGGTTAAACTCTTTGTCCGCTGAAACAAACAATTGAGTCCTAATATTAGAAGCTTTGATCCAATCAGCAAACTTAGGATTTTGGAGTATTTGCTCCATGTCCGGATGACGTTGTTTTAGTTGTGCTAAAGCCGTCGTCTTTCTGTATTCCTGATTTATGTTCTCAGCTTCTTTAATCTTAGGATGATTCTCTATTGCTTTCTGTACTGCCTTTTCAGGATCAGTAAAAAAATCTACATCCTCTTCGACTGTTTGAGTCGGTGCTGTATCCTTTGAGAGTTGTGTCTGTATATAGTCGTCAACTACTTTTCGTAATTCACCCACTTCAGAACTCTGTCTACCCAAAAGCTTTTCAGCTTCCTGATGCATTTGGACAAGTTCTTGTGCAGACTTATTACGGTATTTGTCAGGAACTCCGTCAGTCTCTTCAGGTTGTGGTTGTTGTGATTCCTCACTAACAACTGCCTGATCCAAGCTGAACTCTTCCTGTACAGGTTCTTGAGTAGTCTTTTCAACTGTTTCTTGACGCTCTTGTTCTATAATTTTAGCCATTATTAAACTCCGTACTAAATAGTATTGTGGAGGGCTATGAACTCATCTTACGTTCATATTTGATGTGCGATTCTCTATTCTTAACCCAGCGGTCTGCTGCGTCAGGAAAGTCCCCACTTATGCCTTCTAACTGGCTCCGTATGGGAGAGATTATTCGCTCTGCTTCTAACCCACAACTGCACCTAGTAGTGTGAGTAGAATTTGGTACTAGCTCTTCAAAGACATGCCCATTTTTGCATCTGAAGTCATACAAAACAAATTTATTCATTTGTTTCTTCTGCTAAGGATTTTTCTTCCTCTTCTTCTTCCATTGCATTTTTATGTGCATTGTCCATTTGATTTTCTAAGTTAACTATGGTAGCTAAAATAGCTAACTGGCCCTTCCTAAAATGAAGGTTATCAGCGTCCGTAGTCTGCTCAACTGAATTAATATTTATAATATTTTGCTGAAAGTCCTTTAAAAGTTGTTTCCAACCTTCGCTTCTGAACATTTCAAAATAATTATCAAAATAAATTTCTAAGTCTTTGTTCATTGTAGTATTTTACCTTATTGTTAAGAATACCTTGTTATTATATCATACTTTTTGTTAAATGTCAACCCTAGTCCCAAAATTTAGTAGTTGTTGGTAACATAGTGGGTAAACAATAAGCTGATATGTTATGTTGCCTTGGTCTTTTGTCTCTAAACGTCACATTTCCATGCTCTATAGCATGTGCAAACGTATTACAGCGGTATATATCCCTAAAATACCACCCTTCGTTTTCTAAAGTATTGCCATTAACAATAACAACTAGCATAAATGCTAATATTGTCATGTCAACATAGCTATAACTAGGGCAATTATTACAAAAGCTATAATTAACCCTATACCGCTAACGGAAGTCCATAAAAACAAGTCGTGCATTAGCTGTTTTCTAGCTTTTTTCTTAGCTAAAATAGCTTTAACGGAAGCTTCATGTTGAGCTTTAGATTCAGCCATGATCCTAAAGTATTCATCTACGAACTTTTGATGATCGTTTGATAAAATTCCCATATTTCTCAAATCAGTATGGAACCTTTCTATTTGAGATTTTGCCATAGAAAGTTTTAAAGCTTCCTGAGGCGTTAATGGTTCTACTAAAGACTCACGTTTTTCTATTTCAAACCGTTGCATACCAGAGTTAATGGCTTGCATACGGTCCAATACAGAATTTATATGACCACCGGACTCCTTAACCTGACCAATAAGTCCATTAACAGCACCTAAGGCTGCGCTAATTGCTGCAATGGACTCAAAAATCATCAGATTTTAGCGGCCTCGTTTTCCTTTGTTACGCATTCCTGAATTCTTGCTGGTAGAACGCTTAGCTTTCTTAGCCGCTGATTTACCTGCAACTGTATAAGGATACTTTTTTCCGTTTACTGTTGGCATAGTTACTTCCTTTTTTTAGCTGATTGTTTAAACGCCTTTGAAGTAGGCGCACCTTTAGAGCCAGGTTTCCTCATGGTTTCCCCTGAACCCGCTTTAATTCTTTTGCGTTTAGCGTGAATGTTCGAATACAAACCTTTAGCCATTTAACATTTCCACCTTGCTCTCGCTGCTTTGCCACGTTCTCCTGTCCAGCCTTTAGACCTAGCGCAAAAAGATTTACGTCTTTTAGCTGCTGCGCTTCCTCTCTTAACTTTGCCAGTTACAGCAGTTTGTAGTTTTGATCCAGGGTTAGCGGCTCTGTGCGCTTTGACTCCTCTTGCAGTCATTCCTGCACCGTCTTTAGTTTTTCTAAAGTTTCCACCCGTTCCTGTTGTTTTTCTTATAGGGTTTTCTTTCTTTCGTTTTTTAAGCATTTGCTTTCTTCCTAC